CCCTGAAGATCGCGGTTCGCATCCGCGTTGAAGCCCTGCATCGCCTGTTGCCAGCCCTGGCTGAACAGGTTCGCGGTGGCATCGCCCGCGACCGTGATCGCCTCACGGTTCGTCAGCGCATCGGCCACACCCTGCCGACTGCCGCCGAAGGCGCCTGCGCGCAGGGCTGCATCCTCGGTGCCCGCGACCGCGGCGCGGCGCTGTTCGTCGATCGAGCGCAGCGTGGGGTTCAGCGTCGCTTGCAGGAACGGGTTGATGTAGCCCGCCTGGTCGGCGTTCAGCCACGACTGCGGCGTGTAGCCGGCAGCGCCGGTGATGGCGCTGATGCCTGAATTGATCGCGCCCTGGTTCGCGCCGGCATTCTGGCGGATCAGCCCGAACGCCGCCTGCTGGTCGGGGCTGAACGGCGCGATCGTCTCGCCCTGATACTGTTGCAGCGGCCGGTTCGTGATCTCGGAAATCTGTTCGTAGTTGCCCTTGCTGGCTGCATCGACCCAGGCCGGCAGGGTGTTCCGGGTTTCCTGCACGACCGTCTGCGACTTGCCGCCACCCTTACCGCCCACCGTGCAACTCCTTCACCACCGTGACGCACGCCTTTCGCCAACCGTGGTGCCGCAAGGCCCGCACCCAGCCGTCGCGTCCTACGCCCGTGAGTTTCGATGCGCCGATCTCGCGCGCCCAGGCCGCAACACGCTCCGAAATCGGAACTACGCGGTCCAACCGCCCCGCGACTATCCAGCAACGCACCTCGCGATAGCGCGGGTGATCCAGCACCTCGGTGACGATGCACGACCCCGGTCCTTCCTCATCCAGCCACAGTTGCGCATGCCCGGTGCGGATCAGGTTCGACAGGTCGTCGAAATCGTGTGTGTCGCCGCCGTGCGCCAGCGCCTCCTCGATCTGCGGCCGGCAGGCATCGAGGGCAACGGTGATGCGGTCAGGCATCGCTGGCGATCACCAGGGCGCCCGCGTTCGAGACGCTGACGCGCCAGCGCGCGCCGTTCGGCGAGACGAGCACCAAGTATTCCTGCGGTCCGCGCGCACGCTGTTCCACGGCCGCCATCTGGCGGGCAAGCTCGGCGCGCAGCCGGTCCTGGTCGGCGCGGTCATACCGCTCGGCCGCCTGCGGCAACGAAACCTGCGGCACATAGGGCGCAACCGTCATCGGCGCGCGCCCTGCCCGGCATGCAACACCAGCGAGCCGAGCTTCCAGCCCACGTCATCGGCACCGCGCACGGTGAAGCTGGCGCGCCGGCCGGTGAACCGGCAATCCGCCGCGCCATCGGGCCGCGTGAAGCTGTAGGGGCCGCGCGCCGTGGGCACGCTGTTCGGCTTGTCGCGCACGGCGACCTCGATGTTGAAGCCCTCGGGCCGCACCACGGTGTCGCTTTCGATCATCGTCACCACCACCTCACGATCGCCGGTGCCGATCTTCAGCGGCGCGGTGGTGGCGAAGATGCCGGCGGCGCGCGGCGCCCCATCGTCCAGCCAGCCGAATTCGTGCTGATACAGCCGCCCCGCAGGTGATGCGGCGATGGGCCGATCGTCGCCAGGCACTTCCGTCATGGCGGTGCGGTCAAGCAGCCCCGTTGCCCACCATCCTTCCCGGAAGCTGTAGGTCGCGTAGCGCCGCGCGCCTGCGCGGTCGGTGTAGAACCACCACACCTCGCCGCGCGCGAAATTCACGCCGGACGAAACTTCGCCGTCGTTCAGCCGGCGCGTGTCGTCGGGCACCAGTGCCTCGATCGTGCACGGCAGGCGCCGCACCGCACCGTCGAACACCCAGAAACCGTTGCTGGCCAGCCAATATGCGGCACCGCCGGCCACCGCCACGCCACCCGGCCCCACGCACCCGCAGTTGCCGGCCAGCCGCTGCACGCCGTAGGTGAAGGGGCGGCCGACGAAGCTCAGCAGGTGCGCGTCGGTGTCAGTCAGGATCAGCGTGCCGCCCCGGATTTTGGCATGCGCGCGATAGACGCCGTTGGTGTTCATGCGCAGGTCGCCGCTGTTGTTCAGCGGGTCAGTGCTGGGCGCCCAGACGGCCAGGTCTTCGCGCTTGCACCACTGGATTTTGCGCGGGTCGCCGCCGGCCGCGAAAGCCACTAGGTGCCGCTCGTCAGTCACGGCGACGCCGCGCGCGGTCGGCGCGCCAAGCAACGCCGCGGCCTGCGCCGCAAACAAATCCCAGCGGTAGATCGCGCCGTTGTCGTTCGGGCAGGCGATCAGGTCCTGCCCCCAGTTGTCGAGAGACCATACCCGCGCGGCCAACGTGATGCCGCTGCCGATGCGCTTGCGGCCATACTTGCCGCGCCCGTATGGGCCGGCGCCGTAGCCCAGGCCCGGCGCGCTGTAGGCGCGGCCGGCGGTCAAGCCGGCGGGCGTGATGTCGGCAACACTGCTGCCCGACCAGGCATACAGTTTGGTGTTCGTGCCGATGGCGACGCGGCGCTGAAGATCGTTCGCGGTCCATGCGTGCAGCGCACGCGGCACGCCATCAAGCACCTGTTCAAACGCCCGCCCCCATCCGCCGATCGGCTGCAACGCGCCGTCCACCCAGCGCACCTGGTTGGCTGAACGCCAGCGCCCGGAGGCCTGTTCGTCCGTGCTGTTCGCCACCACGCCAGGCGGCAGGGTGATGGGCAGAGGCTGCTTCACGCGGCCCGCCGTCGGCGCTTCGGCGCGCTCACCAGCGCGTCGCCGCGGAAGATCACCTCGTCGCCCTGCACCTCCGCCATCTCGGGCGGCAGCAGCCGGCCGCGGCGGAACGTGCACACGCCGAACCCTTCCGCCCAGGGCGAAGGCGTGCCGCGGCGGTAGCGGAACTGCGGGCCGTGCGCCGGGCCAAGCATGCCCAATTCCAGCGCGTAGGCGCGGCGCACGAAGTTGGTGTAGGTTTCGATCTTGCCGCGGTGCGTGTGCGCCGTGCAGATCGAGGCGCCGCCCTTCAGCAGGTTGTTGTAGCTGGCATGGATGCCCTGATGCCACTTGTGCATCACGATCAGTTCCTGGTCGTTGATGTCATACGACCAGGCCTCTGCCCAGGCGGGCAGGTGATCCTTCAGGCGGAACCCGTGAACCTGTTCAAACTGGTCGGCATTGTTCGCAAGCAAGGTGTCGATGCGCTCATCGTGGTTGCCGATGGTGCGCAGCAGCTCGGCATCCGGCGCCGCCGCCTCGATCTCGGCCAGCGCCTGCTTCACCGCCGCCAGTTCGTCGCGCACGGCGGGCGCGTGCATCCAGCCGATGCGCCCGTGGCGGCTGATCCGCGCGCCATCGAAAATGTCGCCGTTCAGGATCACCGCGGCGGGCTTCAGCGCCTGACAGGCGTGCACGAAACCGCGCAGCGCCAGCGAATGCTTCACGCCCGGCCACGCGTGCAGGTCGGCGCCAAGCAGCACCACCCCTTCGTCGATGCGCAGCGGCAGTTTCTCGGGATAGACGACATCGATCTGGTCAACGACCAGTTCGGGCGCATCCTGCGCGCGCAGCATCGACAGGCGGGCCTGCACGGTGCGGATGTGGATACCAAGCTTCTGCGCCGTGCGCAGCGCATTGCGCCCTGCCGTAATGTAGGCGTTCAGGAACTCCTCGCGCGAGACGCGGGTCATGCCGGCGGGTCCGGATCGATGTCAAGAAGCTGGGCGATCCGCTGCGGCGACCAGCCCAGCGCGGCGCCGGCCGCGGCAAGCTGCGGGTCGTCATTCCAGAAGAACGTGACAGCGCCCAGGAACAGCCGCTGCCGGCGCGGCAGCAGGGTGACGAACAGTTCGTAGTCAACCTGTTCCAGGTCGTTCATGCGATCGATGAAGGTGCTTTTGCGCACGCGCCACCGCGGCGGCCGTTCCGGCGCCTGCACGGCGATCTCGCCGGGTCGCGCTTCGCGCAAGCGGCCATCTTCCAGCACCTGCGGCATCAGGCGAGCACCACGTTGTGAATGGTCAGCGACGACCCTGCTTGCAGGTTCACGCCGCCCGGATCGCGAACGCGGATGTTGGTGATGGCCTGGCTGGCGTTGTTGTGCCTGCCGGTGAAATTCATGATGCCCGTGTTCGCATCCTGGAAGCACTGGCCCCAGATATGCTTCGCGCGACTGGCCTGGTTCACGATCTCGAACCGGAAGCCCGTGTTCTGGCTGGCGTAGCCCAGGCTGTCCTGAAGCATGCGCAGGCCCGCGCCATTCGTGCTTGAAATTCCGCGCGAGTTCGAGGCGTCGGCGCCAAGTGCGCAGAAAGCCCACCCAGCAATCGTCCAGGTCGTGCCCCCGTCATAGGACACCTCGATCTGGATGTTCGTGATCATGGCACTGAAAATCGCCTGGCCCTCGACGATCAGGCGCCCGCCAGCCGGCACGGTGGCGCTGATCGCCGCCGCCGCCGATCCGAGCGACTGCGCGGAGACGAACGTCAGGGCCGCGTCACGCCAGCCGCGCACCCCGGCACCGTCGGTGCCGTAGACCTTGCTGTTGCCCGGCGCGGCCATGTCGTTCACCAGGTTCAGCGTTCGGTCCGCGGTCAGGTCGCCGCCGCCGGCCAGACTGTGCTGCGTGGTGATCTGGCGCACGGTGAGCGCGTCAAGCTGCTGCTTGGCGACCGGGTGCAGCGCAAGCGTCGCATTGCCGTCCAGCACGATCTTGCCGGTCATGGTGCCGCCCGCACGCGCCAGCGCGGCGTTCGCGGTTGTCTGGGCTGTGGCCGCCGTCGTCTGCGCTGCCGTGGCTGCCGCGCTGGCGGCGGTCGCCGCGGTGCTTGCCGCCGCCGCCTCGTTCTGGCGGTTTTTCACCTGGGTATCAATCGTGTCCAAGTTGGCGTTCAGCTTGACGCCCCAGGTGTCGTCGCTGGCGCCGTCCTCCGGCTTCGTCAGGGCGTAGTTCGTCGTGAATGTATCGGGCATCAGAAGCTCCGGCGGGGGCGTGCGACAAGCGCGGCGCCGCTGAAGCGCGCCCGCTCGTCGGCCTGTTCCAGTTCAGCGACGGCGCGTTCGTAGCCCGCGTTCCAGGTGCCGATGCGCTCGTCGTCGCGCAGATACGGCGCGCTGTGCACCAGCGTGCCGTATAGGTAGAGATCAGGGGCCGCAGTCAGCAGCCATGATGTCGGTGTGCCCGCGGTGATGCGCGGCGGCACCGCATAGTAGACCAGCCGCAGCACCTCGGTGACCGGCGGCGAGACGCGCACGGTATCGCCCGTGTAAGTGTAGGCCTCGCCCGTGCTGCCCGTCTCGGCCGAGGCATCCCAGAACCGCCGCGGCGGCAGGAAGTCCAGATGACGCGGGCGATCGGTTTTGGTGGACAGGCTGATGGCTTCGGCGAAATCGGCGGGCGCCGGTGCGACGCCGGCCGTCACCGGCAGGTCGGCCACCGTCACCTGGTCCTGAAGCCGCAAGCGGCGGCCGATGCCGGCGTCGCACAGCGTGATGAAATCAGGGATGCGCGTGGTCAGGGAGGCGTTGTCCAGCCACCCTTCCGCCGCCTCGATCAGTTCGGAGTAGTTGCCGATCGGCACCGCTCAGAACCTCCCGTCGGTGATCCGGAAGCGGAAATTGTCGCGGTCGTTCGCCCACCGCTTCCACGCCTTGTCGTCGTGGAACCAACCCTCGCGCATCGCCTGTTCGACGATGAACTCGGGCACTTCGGCCACCGGCTTCCAGCCGGGGTCGCGGTAGTCGTTCGCGTCGCGCAGCGTGCGCACCCAATCCAGCGTCGGCTGCACGTCCTGGCGCGTTTCCAGCACCGTGGTTTCATCGTCCGCGTGAACCACGCGAACGATGTCCCCATCGGCGTCAAGGATGCGACGAAGCACCCCGTCGCCTCGATCAGGTCAGGTCGAACAGGGCGCTGTGCGCGCCTTCGTTGCGCACCTCGATGCCCCACTCGGCCAACAGCAG